ACTGGAAAAAGTTAAAGCTTCATTGCCAATTCGAAATTGGTCGGCGCAGTACATGCAAAATCCAACTTCGGAAGAAGGCGCCATTCTCAAACGGGAGTGGTGGCAAAAATGGCCTAATGATATTCCTAAACTTAAACATGTCATTCAATCTTACGACACTGCTTTTTCCAAAAAAGAAACAGCCGATTATTCGGCGATTACGACTTGGGGAATTTTTACTCCGACCGAAGATGAGCCTGATGCACTCATTTTATTAGATGCAACACGAGGAAAATGGGATTTTCCAGAACTGAAAGCAATTGCTTTAGATACTTATAAATTTTGGTCACCCGAGTCCGTGATTATTGAACAAAAAGCCACGGGCCAACCTTTGAGTCAGGAATTTAGACGAATGGGTATTCCAGTTATTGATTTTGTACCTACTAAAGGAAAAGACAAGCACTCACGAGTCAACGCTAGTGCACCGGTCTTTGAGTCCGGACAAGTCTGGTATCCTGAAGATGAAAAATGGGCCGAAGAAGTTATTGAAGAATGTGCCGCCTTTCCTCATGGCGAAAATGATGACTATGTAGATACTGTGACCCAGGCTGTGTTAAGATATCGACAAGGGTATTTTCTTTCCACTTATGCTGATTATGAAGAGGAAGAAAAACACCAACGACGTAAAAAATACGTTTACTACTAGTAGTCAAGTAGGCTAAATGATATTATACTGGTAGTTTATAAACAAGGAGATATTAATATCATGGCGAACACAAGACGCGAAAATCGTATTGAAGAGCTTGGTAGAGTGGATGCTGAAAAAGCTGAAACTAAAAAAGGTAAGAAAAACCTTTGGGCTGAGAAAAAACGAATTCGCAAAGAACTAAAAGCTAAATCAGGTACAATAGTTACCGCTCAAGGAGGCACAATGATCAAAGCGAAAAAAGGCTGGGGTAAAAAAATAGCTAAAGCGGCAGCGATCGCTGGAGCTGCTTATGCCGGCTCTAAATTTTTAAAAAGCCCATTTCCAAAAGGCATGAAGGGCAATGTTTCAAAAACAGCTGCTATGGAAGATGCTAACATCAAATCACGTATGATTGATGCTGCTGATGCAGGTAGTAAATTTATAAAAAGTAAAGGTAAAGTACCGTACAAAAAATTTACAGGTATTGCTAAAACAGGAGCAATGGTTACAGCTAAAGTAGGCACAATAATTAAAGCTAAAAAAGGCTGGGGTAAAAAAATAGCTGGAGCAGCTGCTGCTGCGGGCGCAGCTTATGCTGGGTCTAAATTTTTAAAAAGCAAAGGCATGAAGGGCAGTGTTTCTAATATGCCACACGAAGATCTTAACATCAAATCACGTGCGGTTGATGCTATTTCTGGCGGTACTAAATTTGCTAAGAAAAAGTCAGCAACCTCAAGTAAGCTATACGATAAAGCATGGGGATCTGGTGTAATGTTTAAAAAAGGTGGAAGCACTAAAGCTAAAGCTGGTAAAATGGTTAAGGCTAGAGGCGGCGCTTACATTAAAACCAAGTTAAATGGTACGCTATTTACACAAACGTTTTAAAGTACTATGGCAGAAGTTGATAAAACTACTGAAGTTGTTGAAACTCCAGCAGCTGAAGAAGTTGCTGTAGATATCGAAACACCTAATGAAAATTTAGAAGAAGAAGTTGTAGAAGAAGCTCCACAAGATTTTTATGCAAATCTTGCGGAAGACATGGATACACGTGTTCTTCAAAAGTTAGCAACTAATTTAGTCAACGAATACAAAATAGATAAAATTTCAAGAAAAGATTGGGAGACGGCTTATACTCAAGGTTTAGATCTTTTAGGATTTAAATATACTGAGTTAACTCGTCCCTTTCGTGGCTCAGCAAATGTAACCCATCCGTTACTTGCTGAGGCCGTGACTCAATTTCAAGCGCAAGCTTATAAAGAGCTCTTACCCTCAGACGGACCCGTTAAATGTCAAATTCTTGGAGACGAAACTCCAGAGGTCTATGCTCAATCTCAACGCGTGCAACAATTCATGAACTATATGCTTATGGATAAAATGCAAGAATATACGCCTGAGTTTGATCAAATGTTATTTTTCTTACCCCTGGCCGGATCTGCTTTTAAAAAAGTTTATTATGATGCGGTCATGGAACGAGCCGTTTCAAAATTTGTTCCTTCTGAAGATTTAGTTGTTCCTTATTATGCAACCGATTTACTCGATTGCGAAAGAATCACTCATGTAGTCAAAATGAGTGAAAATGAAATTCTTAAAAAACAAAAAGCCGGTTTTTATTTAGATATTGAACTTAAACCCGTTCAAACGGGTCAAAGCGATATTCAAAAAAAATATGATAAACTTGAAGGTATTTCGCCTACGGTACAGCACGCAACTAATTTTAGTATTTTAGAAATGCACGTTGATTTAGATTTAGATGAATATGACGTGGAACAAGGAACTAATATTCCTTATAAAGATAAAAGAATCAAAGTTCCTTACATTGTTACCGTCGATGAAGGCTCAAATCAAGTTTTATCAGTTTATCGTAATTATGAAGAAGACGATGAAACTAAAAAGAGAAAAGAATATTTTATTCATTACAAATTTTTACCTGGATTAGGATTTTATGGCTTCGGTCTCATACACATGATCGGTGGGCTTTCACGAACCGCAACGCAAGCGCTTAGACAACTGCTAGACGCAGGTACCTTAAGCAATCTGCCAGCCGGTTTTAAATCCCGAGGAATCAGAATTAGAGACGATGACCAACCTTTCCAGCCTGGAGAATTTAGAGATGTCGACGCTCCAGGCGGAAACATTAAAGATCAATTTCAACTTTTACCTTTTAAAGAACCGAGTGCTACTTTATTTCAATTATTAGGATTTGTTGTAGGAGCAGGACAACGTTTTGCTGCTATTACGGATATGGCAACCGGTAATGATGTTCAAAACAGAGCTGTAGGCTCGACTATAGCCTTATTGGAACGAGGTTCGAGGGTCATGAACGCTGTACACAAGCGCTGTTATTATGCGATGCGTAACGAATTCCGATTACTCGCGGGTATTTTCTCAACCTATTTACCTCCAGTTTATCCTTACGCAGTGTATGGAGCTAATCGAATGGTTAAATCTAAAGACTTTGACGACCGGGTTGACGTTATTCCTATAGCCGATCCTAATGTTTATAGCTTAACGCAACGGGTAACAATGGCTCAAATGAATTTACAAATTGCTCAATCGAATCCTAGATTACATAATTTAAGAGAAGCGTATCGAAGAGTCTATGAAGCTTTAGGAACCAAGAATATTGATAAAATTTTAAAACCTGAACCTCAACCTAAGGAAGAAGATCCGGGGATCGAGAATGCTGAAGCTTTAAAAATGGAAATACCGTTTGCTTTTCCTCAACAGGATCATGAAGCACATATCACGGCTCACGGAGCTTTCATTCAATCGCGAATGGTTCAAATTAATCCAATGGTTCATGCCTTACTGATTGGTCATATTTCACAACACGTTAGTTTGCAGGCGCAAGGAGAAGTGGGTATGATGATTGACGAAAATCAAGAATTAAAACAACAACTTCAACAAGATCCTGAAGGCGGTAAAATTAAACTTAATGCCATGATTGCGCAACGAATTGCGAAAATCACAATGGAATTGGTAGAAAGATCAATTGTCGGACAACAAAAAGATCCACTGGTTCAATTAAAACAACAAGAAATAGATTTAAAAGCTATGGACATGCAACGTAAATCAGCTGAAAAAATGGCTGATATCGGTATGAAAGAAGATCAATTCGAAGAAAAGATTGATGTTGAAAAAATGAAAGTTGAAGATGCAGAAGATGCATCGAAAGCAAGAATTCGAGTAGCTGAGGACAAACTGGATTTAGCTGAGAAAATTGCAGTAGAGAAGGTAGGAATTGAAAAAATGAAACGAACAGCAGAAGATCGTAGAACGAAAGAGATTAAAAAGAAAAAATGAAACAATCAAAATTAATTACTGTTCCTATTAAAGCAAGGTCTTCTAAAACTCATCCAGAAGTTCATCTCGCTTACATTACCGATAAAGAACAAGATTTATTAATTAAAAAAGATTTATACGGCTCTTTAAAAGGAAAACCTAATAGAGGACCCGGAGGATTACCCAGTCTTGAAGGGGATTTTGGAAAAGACGGAAAAACTTATGAGCCGGCAGGACCAGATGTATCAGCCCGTCAAGCTACAGGTGAAGGAGGTCAAAAATATAAAGGTACGGCTTCCACGAGCGGCAAGGGAGGTAAGGCAGGTAAAAATATTGCGTTGCTGGCTAGTGCCTTTACAGGAAATATAAAAGGGGTAGTAGCTAATATAGCTTCAAGATTTAGTCCGAAAAAAAAAGAACCAACTTTAACCGAGAAGACAGCGGCAATGGAGGATGCATATGTCAAGAAGTATAAGCCGGTTCCTGTTGGAGGAGGCCCAGGTGACAGAGATGGAACATCTTATATGACGCCTGTTACGGTGGCCGCATCTTCAACTACGGATACTAAAGATACAAAGAAAGGTTGGGGCTTTAAACCCTATCCCACAAGTAGTACCGTTAAATCAAGACTTTATGGAAAAAAAGGTAAAATGATTAAAGCCAATCAAGGAAAATTTTCACAAGGCAAACGCTTTGGACCACCCCCTAATAAAGGACCGGATCCACAAGGCATTAACGCGCCTCTAAACAGTGTAGATTATTTTAAGGATTTATTATGATCAGTCCTAGACAATGGATTATTGCTAACAAATACGGTAAGAAGGGAGCTCTTCAAGTTAATCAACAAAAAACAAAGGGTCCACAAATTCAACCTGTTAAAGTTTTAGCGGGGGGGGATTATTAGCCCCAGGCGTAAGAGCCGCTGTTAAATATTTAAAACCTTTCTGGAAAAAGAAACTATCTAGCTATGCAAAAAAATATAAAAATAAAAAACAAGATCCTTTTTTAAAAAAGATAGACATTAAAATGGGAAAAAGTTCTGATATTATGAAGTTATATAGTAGCGTTCCCTTAAAAAAGTTAAAGAAGCATAATATTAAAGAAATAGCTGCCGTAATGCCAAAA